GAACTTTCTTTACGTGCCCACTTGCTAGTATTGTAGTCACTGTAACCACCTTTGCTGGTCTTAGTAACAGTAAAGTCCAAGCCTGCGTCGTAGTCAGTTGGCAAATTCTCCAACTCAGGATCCATCAAGGCGCTCTTAACCAAATTAAAGATTTGAGGGCTAATAATGAAACGACGGATTGGATTCTCTGGGCTCTTGTCATCGCTCAATGGATTGTCACGAACGAAACCTTGAAACAAGTAGCTTTTCTTTTTCCAATACTTACGACCCATATCCTCTAGCGCAGGGTCTTTAAACCATGTACGCACTTCTGCCAAGATAGGGCAAGGAGTTTCTTTACCATACATTTCCATACAAGGCACTTGTACTTGTACCGGACGGCTGTCTGGTTGACCCTTGACACCTGCAAACGGCAATTTGATCATTGCACGTTCGACCCAGAAGAAAGTGTTCTTTGTGTCAGCATCGGGTAAGAAACGGATTTTTGCGCTGGTGCCTTCTGCAATGTTCCAGTGTGCATAAATGGCCGATTCACCATTCATTCCTGATCCAGTTGCGCCACGGTTTTCAGTAGCTTGAAGTTTTGCGCGGATTTCTGCGAGAGTAGTTGCCATGATGTTTTTCCTTTATATAAATTAAGATGGTCTTTGTTTTGCTTAGATACATTTTTCAATGTAACATGTTTATTTATCACATGCAAGTTGTATATTATAGATATTGTTAACGAAAGTCAATGTTTTTTTTGATCAGTTTGACCAAAAAAAATGGGCCTAGGTGGCCCACTTTTTTATATACCTGCTAACCGTTTTATAGATCCAAGTTCTGGATTTTCTTTTACTGGGTCTTGGATTGGCGGTTGTTCAACATAAACAGATGGATATTCATTTGCCACTAACCATGCATCGACTGTGGGTCTAGCATCTGCTTTGTTGCCGTAATCTCTGCTGAGTTGTGTTATCTTGTTAAAGAGATCGTCATCGGATGGAATATAGTCCTTGACTGAGTTGATGGCGTCAATTCCATCAATACCAACTTCCAATGGCTTTTGCATTAGAACAGTTATACCGTCAATGTCGACGTCCTTGCTAGATGTTTTGTGGTCCGTGATGTCATCTGCCCAGTTATCAAACTCTTTAATGTATTGATTTTGTTCTGTGGCTTGACGTTGTTGATAAGCACGATGTACATAGGGCAATGCATCGGCCAATCTGTCATCAAACATCTTTTTCACAAAGCGATCTTTTAAAGATTCAAAGTCGTAATTTTCTTCAATTGGATCTTCTGGCTCAAATGTTTCAGCAAACTGCTGATAACCACGTGATCCGCCCATACGTTTTAAATTAGTGCGCAAATTTTGATATCGTTCAATTGCGGCTTCAACCATCTGTTGAGTTTCTGTATCTTCGAACATGCGGTGTTTTGTGTTACGTACAAAGAATGCCAAGTTGCTCATTTCTTCTACCATGCTAATGATATGTTGCCCAGCGGCATCATGCATGTAACCACCATGTGACAGGTGTTCGGCCATAGCACGGCCAGCACTGAGCTTTTTAAATGGCATACGGAAACGCTCACCTAGGTCAGTTTCGATGAACATACTATCAATCTTACGTGATCTTGCACCAGGAATTTCTTCGTTGACAGACTCACTGTGGCGTACAACTAGACGAACAGGTCCAAATTCTTGTATACTAACTCTGCTTGAGCCATACAATCTGCTTTCAATAACAGGAACTTCATTTGCACTATATGCAGAAGTTGATTTGCTAACGTGCTTTAAATCTCTAACAGTTAAATTGCTACGACTAATGTCTCTGGTGTCAAATGTTAATAGGTTACGTTTGGCAAAGAAACGTAGTCCTTTTAAGAAGTTATACCATTGTTGTTGTTCTGCTTCGTCTTCGGCCAACTTGTCACTTAGATTCTTACTAAAGTAAACTTTTAAACTGTCTTCGTCAATTAAACTCAAAGTGATATTGCCGTAGTTAATACCAGCTTCTGAAATGTAGTCAAAGTTAAAAAATCTAGCTTGTTCTGGATCATCTGTTTCGTCGGTTTTTTCGTTACCGAGTACAACGTGCTCAAAACGACTGCGTATCTTGTCAAACAGTTCTTCTGCAATTCTTTCAATATTTTTCATAGGTCTAGGCCTTGGTTCTAATAGTGTATTTATGTTACATCATAATGAAAGGCATTGGAGAAATCATGTCATCCATTGAATCACGCAATCTGCTATCTAAATCTGGGTCGTAATGCTGTAATATTTGTATCATGCGTACTGCCAGTAACATACTCATGACTAAATCGTCCGTTTCGCCTGGTTTGGCGGCAAATGCACCGCCGCTGGCTACAAAGTTTTTAAGTTCACTGATTAAATTAGGACTGGTTAAAACCATCTTTTTAGTTTCAACCATGGTTTTAAACTTGGCACATGCCGCTAGTTTACTTTTGTTTGTGGTTGTAAATCCTTTACGATATCTTCTTGAATTTCCTGCTTTAGCTGGCTCACTTAAAAATATCCCACGTATGTTTTCTTCGCCCATCTCAGCAACAGATATCAATGCGGCTTCGCCCAATGTATTGTTTTCCAAGCTATAGTAGATGTCATTCTCTGTGCCAATCTGTTCGTAGATGTGATTACATATTTCTTTTAACACACGTACCTGCCCAGGAATAGGTGTACGATTATGTTGCCATTCTGCTACCTGTGTACACGAAGGTAATTCTAATACTTGCAAGGCAGCATAGTCACCTCCTGTACCAAGACTTGGATCCAGGGATACAATATAAGTAGATCCACGTTTGGGTCTATGATACCAACGTACCTGTCCTTGCTTTTCAATAGGGTTAGAAGATTGCAAATCTAATAGACACGATGCACTAATTAACGTTTCGTCAAAAATCAAAAACTCACAACCGTGTTCACGACGAAAACGATCTTCACCAATACGACCTTGTTCCTCTTGTGCCCACTTTTCATCTCTGTCAGGATGTTCGTTCCAATATGATCTGTAGGCTCTGAATCCGTTGATGCCCAACTCTTTGGGGTTGCCGTATTCATCCACACATTTATTAGCTTCTTTCCAGATAGTAGCAAATTGGTCCTCGTCACTGTTTGGTGTTGATGTAATAATAGCTTTACCACCAGTGCTTAGTGTTGGTGATATTGAAGTCCAAAATTCACGTGCAATAGTGGGTCTAACAAATGCGAACTCGTCACAGTATAGTAGTGTAATACTCATACCACGACCAGTTGTTTCAGTTGTTGTCTGACTAACAATGCGCGAACCATTTTCAAATTCAATGCTACCTTTGTTGTAACTAGTTACACCTGCACGTATAAAGTCAGGACATAGTTCGTATGCATACCGAATACGTTGCATAATCTCTTGTGCACCTGTGTACTTGTGTGCGGCAATTAGAATTGTACTATCTGGGTTGAACATAGCAAACCAAAGCAAGTAACCAGCGGCACTGGTTGTTTTACCTGTTTGTCGTGGCATTAAACTGATACTAAATCGATAACCGTGATATGTATCAATTAGTCTATCTTGATAGTTGAATGGATGATAAGGTATACGTCCTTTAGTAGGATGCTGTATAAAAAAGTACTTGCTCATAAAGTACTTGGGCCCAGTTTGGGGATCTGCACATTGTATAAACTCATTCAACTGTTCGTCAGTAAACGCTGCCGCAGTGTATGGCTTTTTGATTAATACATTTTCTAGAGGTTTACTCATAATTGATTTTGATTGTTACCCAAATACTTATCGGGCAATGCAGGCCTGTGCTCTATTTGCCTACTGGTGGTTCGCCTGTCAGATAAGGCCGACTAAACCACAGTTGGAACCATTCGGGTGTGCCCGGTTTGATGTTGTTTCGTTTCATTAGTTGGCCTTTTTCGTTGCCTGTTACACTAATGTTACTACCTGTTTCTGATAGTTTTGTCATGCCCACCGGAATAGCCTGTATTCCTGCTAGTCGTTGCAAGTCAACAAGATCGGCTGGATCCATCACTGCATCGGGTTCTGCACCCGACTGTGAAAAGCTCTCGGCCGATATCTTGTATTGA